GGTTTCGACTGGAATAATCTGCATGGGTGGTTTGATCCTAAACGCCAAGAGGATTTCTTATCAACAGCAAAAGGCTTACAGGACACTTCCCCACTTGATGCGTACATCCTTTACTTGTGTGGGTACAAGTACAACATACTGAATAGGATTCATACAAACAAAAATCATTGGGGGAGAGAGAATGACTACACTATGCCAGCACTCTACTTACTCTTTCACCGTAGGATGACGCAAGATATATACAGGGCAACACCTGAGTTGTTCAAAGAAGTTGAGTACGAGGGTGGTAAAGGTTTCCCCGCTAACAATTGGGGTATTAAAGTAATCGTTGATGGTCAACAAGTTAAACAGTATTAATCCAAGGAGAAGTAAATGAGTTACACCGTGAAAGAAACAGATATTAATCTCGGCTTGGCAATTGCCACGAGCGAGTGTAAGACACTCATCCGTGAGATATGTTTTAAGTATGACCTCAAAGTCATGTGTACTGTTGAACGCCAAGACGCAGTAGACAAGAGAGCATTTTTACTTGTCAGGGATGGGTGGAATCCTATCGGTGAGGTCTACGCGAGAACTTTACGCAACGACGATGGTAATAATTTCACTGAGTATTCTTTTTACTCACACTACTACGAGAAGGCGCGTGGTAAGAGCGTCGATGATCGCCACACATTACGTAGTAAAAAGATTTCTTCATTGATGACAACAATCAAGAAGATGAAAGCTATACCGTCTGACATTGTTGCTACGACACGCAAGCACACTATGCAATGGGCAGATAATATATCTTCCTATGAAGGTAAGTTAGGAATGGAAAGGAAGTCAGTATCAGATGCGGGGTTTCATGCAAGTGATCTTCAAGCGATTATGGAATACGTACTAGGGGAAAGTCCTAATACAAATATGACCGCAGCAATCCAAGATAAATGTAAAATAGCACTTGACAAATACAAAAGTATTGATAAGATGAATGACTCCACTCGACAGGAGTTATCTCGGTTGTTTGATACGGCGTTTTATGTAGTAGGTGCTAGTCAGAACGATTATCTTGTCGTAGGTATAGCGCGGTGTACCAATACCCTGAGTGCTAGTTCAAGAAGTAACTATGAGTTTGAGATGGTCAAGCCTATCAAGCTAGTAGATAACCTTGAGGAGTTTCCTGAGTTGTTATCTGTTATGACTATGTGGAAGGCGCAACGTGAAAGTGAAGGCACAGGCACGAATAGGAAGTTACTTGGGGGAGTGCTACCCATTGCTACATCAACGGTTAACAAGGAACTTGATCTTGTCATTGACTACGACTATGGTACTACTGCCTACCATTTCGTTTGGTTGATGACACCATGCTCCAATCCAAGTTAACTCCGGTAGTACATAAAACCTTGAGTGGTCTGCACCGTGTCGCGTTGAGCGAAGATGATGGTGAGTATCAGTTGCAAGTAGATGATCACTATGTGCGTAGGTACGATGCAGATACATTACCGGATGAGATTAAGGTAAGACTAGCGATGATCAAAGCTATACCAATGGCTCTCTTTACTAATGAAGCGGTTTACCACAACCACTATGTTTTCTATGAGAATCATCACAGTAAGGACTTAGATGACGTTGGGTGGCGTGTGACCAATAACTTGTACTGCCTTGTATTGCCTTCGGCTTTACTGAATAAATTAAAAGGTGAGAGATGAATACATCAAGCGAATTGATATGGTGGGTAGGATACTTCTACCTTGTAATCTGTTTAATTTTATGGGTGATGCTATGAACCCACTAAGCCCTAACCAAATACTGCGTAACCTAGAAAATGGTTTCTTCATGACGCACAAAGAACAGGAGGAAGCAGCGCAGTACATACGACAGCTACAGCAAGAGAACCTAACATTGTTAGGTAAACGCGACTTTGATATTGAGTATGCAAAGTACAGCAATACCCCTGAGTACCAAGCAATGTTAGCCAAACTTGAACGCAAATACCCTAACCACGAAACTTATTGCGGTACGTGTGGGGCTTGCACGTACAAGCCGTGGATCGGGCTGACGGATGAGGAAATTCTTGATTTGTGGATTGCTAACCATAAAGATACTGGTGCAACAGACGCATTTGCCCGTGCTATTGAAGCCAAGCTCAAGGAGAAGAACGGTGGCTAAAGATAACTCTACAGGCAAAGACAAGGAGTTCTACGAACTTGGTAAGAAGATGTTTGACCACATACAAGTGATTAAAGCAAGGACAAAAACTATGACCGAAGAAGATGAAGCCTTTGAAGAGATCGAACGCGCCCAACAGCAGCGGGTCGAGGACAGCATACGCCGCGCAGCACAAGAGAGTGCGTTGCACTTCATATCGGAGAGCGATGCGGTTGAACTGGGCATGATGACGTTACGCAAGGCGTACGAGATTGGCTATCGTGCGGGTATGTATGCAGAGCAGAGAAAGAAATGAGTGAACAATACACACGCCAAACAATTGGCACAGGCAAATTTTGGCTTGAAGAGGGATGGTACACAGTTAAACAGCTAGAAGATTTGATTACCGTCAACAAGCGCATGAACGAGCAGCTAAACAAATCAATGGATCAGGTGAGTGGGCATTTAAAAAAGATAAGGAAAAGAAATGAGTGAGATACCAAAATCCACAGTTAAAGGCTCAACAGTATCAAAGACACTAGAGAAGGTCGGTCATGCCACAGTAAGTACGTTGGTGAAGTTAACGGGTAGACCCATCAAGTCTGTACTGTCTACGGTTAAAACGCTACATGATAGAAGCAAGATACACATCGGTGCGTATGAATTAAATAGGCGTGGGCAAGTGTCTCGCGTGTGGTACTGGGGTGATGGGGATGATGTAAGAGAACCTGTCATGTCAGGCAACAAGCAAGTATTTATCCCACGCCCTGATACGGCAGCAGCATGGTTAAGGAATCCAGTATGACACCCGAAGCAAAAGTTAAAGATCGTGTAAAGAAGTTGTTAATAACTATGGGCGCGTATTATGCAATGCCTGTAACTGGTGGCTATGGCGTGTCAGGTGTACCTGACTTCTTAGTTTGCTACAACGGTCTGTTCGTAGGCTTAGAGTGCAAGGCCGGGAAGGGTAAGACCACAGCGTTACAGGAGAAAGCCTTATTGGATATTAGAAAAGCAGGTGGCGCATCATACGTAATTAACGAAGCAAACATCTCAATACTAGAGGATATATTAAATGGAACAGCAGAATCAGAACAGCCTATCTAACACATCATTTAAATACGTAAGCGGTGCAGATGTGCAAGCCGTGTGGCGCAAGTACGGGTGGACTCCGCCCTCAGAGTACCGCAATGACTATGCCTTTAAATACAATCGGGAGGCACTAGAACTTAATGGATGATGAAGACCTAAGAGATTTGTTTGCAGGTATGGCACTACAAGGATTAACTAGTAGAGGCGTCATGGAAGGGAGTGAACCGCGTGTTGCTACGTGGTGTTATGTCCTAGCTGATGCAATGATTAAGGCGAAGTACGCCGAGAAAGAACCCGAAGTGGGTATTACAGCAATTAAACGTAAGTACACAAAACAGGAGAAGTAAAATGAAACGCAACAGTAAAACCGAACAGATCATTGAGATGTGGAAGCAAGGTAATACACCTGCCGCGATTGTCAGAAAGACAGGTATGTCAAAAAGCTATGTCTATAGAATCTGTAGCGATTACAAAAACAAGCCAAAAACTAGGGCTAAAGTAAAACCTCTTACTGTAGATGAGGTTGGTTTAAAAGATTCTCTAGCAAGAGCGCGGGGTGAACCTCCTCTCACGTTCAAGGTAGCAACACCTATCTCATTCACACCTAGAAGCCTTGATGACATGGTGAACAGCCCTCCGCATTACACCACAGGGGGCATTGAGACCATCGACTTCATCGAAGCAAAAGAGTTGAACTATCACCTTGGTAACGTGGTCAAGTACGTCACACGCAGCGGTCACAAGGGAGACAAGTTGAAAGACCTTGAGAAAGCTCAGTGGTATTTGAATCGTGAAATAGATAATCTCAAGAAGTAATCAGTACTAGGGTGGCGCGTTGCGCCCCCTTTTTTGCCTGTACGAAATGCTTATTTAGCATCTCACCTACCCCTGACAAGTTAATTGGAGAATGCCGTGTTATCAGCAGTAGCAATCCTAATCGAAAGAACCAAGACCCATCCCGAAGAATTTGCTAATGGTTATTCAAGCGACTACGGCAAGTGGGATGACGTAATAAAAGAATTTTGCCTCTGCATGACCGTAGAAGAAAAAGACGCACTAACCGCAGCGATGACTGAGGCTAAACGCACGATGTTTAACGAAGCCGTGATGAAACGTTTGGCAAGTTCCGGTGCTATGAGTGACATTGATGAAGCTATGACAGCTAAAACAAAGGGGTTTGGCTCAAAACCCACAAAGATACTGACCACGAAGCATATGACTCAAGAAGCACTGAAGATACTTGAAGGCGAATTAAAAATGAAAGGTGTTCAATACAACAAAGCGTATGACGTAGAGACCGATAGCTACACTTTGGTACAGGGAGGTGTTAAATGAACACAGGATTAGCAATACTTATTGCACGTACCAAGACTCACCCTGAAGAATTTATTCCTCATAACAATGAGTTCAGTAGAATTTGGGTTGAGGAGATTGAAGTTTTTAAACAATACATGACTGATGATGAGGCAGAAGCGTGGCAAAAAGCTATAAAAGGTATAGAGGAGTATTATAAAAATAAACAGCGTGATGACTTTACAGAGATGGTGATGAAGGAACTCGCGGGTGTTGCTGATACTGAGAGCGTGTCTAGCGCTAAGTACACAGAGCAGTTAGCCATGAGTATGAAAAACACTAAGGAAGTACTTCAGGCAGGGTTGATGAAAACCTTTGCGGAACAGTACAAACATCAAGACTTTGTAAACGCAATGAGGATTGAAGAATGAACACAGGCATACAGATACTAATTGAGCGCATGAAGACTAACCCCGAAGATTGGGCAGCCATGACTACTAGAGGGAGAGGTAAATGGGAAGCAGTCATTGTTGATTACTGGGACTACCTCACAGAGGAAGATCAAAACGCATACAAAGCCGCCCGTAACGCACTACTGCAAGAACAATTCACCGAGGTGGTGATGAAGAAACTAGCGGGTGCAGATGACGATGGTGTCTCGCTGAATAGTGTGTCGCACAATGACATAAATCCTCTAATGAACAGCAAGATACGTATGCAGGGTCGGATAGACCCGTACCAAAATAATCCGTACCAAGGGATGGGGCAGCAACCACTCCGAGTGAGTACACAGACCGACGATAATAACTCGCTATATAGTGTCCCGTCATTACAGAAAGCTAGTGCAGAAGGCAATTTACTTAGTCAGATAGCTAAAAGAATGGGTCGTAAATGAGTTTCATCACACTAGACTTTGAGACGTACTACGCCCAAGACTACACGCTGAGTAAATTAACTACTGAAGAGTACGTTAACAAAACAAAGTTTGAAGTAATCGGCGTAGGCGTGAAGGTTGATGATGCGCCAGCCGTCTGGTTCTCAGGCAGCCGTGAGGAAACAAAGGTATTCCTGATGCAGTTTGATTGGGCTGAGAGCGCCTTGCTTTGCCACAACACCCTGTTTGACGCATCCATCTTAGCGTGGAAGTTTAATATCAGACCTGCCTTCTATTTCGATACCCTGTGCATGGCGCGATCCATACATGGGGTAGATGCGGGTGGGTCTCTCAAGGCTCTTACTGAACGCTATGAGTTGGGTGCGAAGGGTACTGAGGTAGAAGATGCCAAGGGCAAGAAGCGCAAAGACTTCACGCCTGAAAGCTTGGCGCAGTATGGCGAGTACTGCAAGAATGACGTTGACCTCACTAAAGCACTATTTAGGGAACTGGCATCTAATTATCCCCCCGAAGAGTTTTCGCTGATCGACATGACGTTGCGGATGTTTATTGACCCTATCCTTGAGGTTGATGACGCAATGCTTGAAGACCGCCTGAGCGAGGTTAAACAAGAGAAGCTGGCTATGCTTGGCACGTTGATGGAGAAATTAAACTGTGAGACCGAAGAAGAGGTGCGCAAAAAGTTAGCAAGTAATAATCAGTTCGCTGAATTATTAAAAGAGCATGGCGCTGAAGCACCTACCAAGATAAGTAAGACCACAGGCAAGGAGACGTTCGCACTTGCAAAAAACGATGAGGGCTTTATATCGTTGACCGAACATGAAGACCCGTTCATTCAGCAGTTGTGCGCAGTAAGGCTCGGGACCAAATCCACCATAGAAGAGTCAAGGATAGAGAGATTCATAGGCGTTGGTGCGCGTAACAAGGGCCGGCTACCCATCCCACTCAAATACTACGGCGCACATACGGGTCGTTGGTCAGGCATGGACAAGGTCAATTTTCAGAACTTGCCAAGCCGTGACAAGAAAAAGAAAACGCTCAAGAACGCTATCATCGCGCCCTATGGTCATGTGTTGGTTAACTGTGACTCCTCGCAGATTGAGGCGCGAGTGCTTGCATGGTTGGCAGGGCAGGAAGATTTAGTTACATCATTTGCCAACGGTGAAGATGTGTACTCTGTGTTTGCAACTAAGATTTATAAGGACTACCCCGAACCAATAACTAAGGCTAATCCTGTTGAAAGATTTGTGGGTAAGACTTGCATCTTGGGTTTGGGCTACGGAACAGGAGCGTTAAAACTACAACACACTTTGAAGACCACTCCACCGGGTGTAGAGCTTAGTGAAGCCAAGTGTATTGAAATTGTTGACCTATACCGCCAAGATAACGACGAGATTATTAAGCTGTGGCGTGATGGTGACAAGATGCTCACTAAGATAGCAGATTGGAATGACGAGAAGTCTAAGGAGGTATGGTACGGCAAGCACAAATGCTTGCGGGTAAACAAAGAAGGTATATGCTTACCCAACGGGCTGTACATACGCTACCCTGATTTAAAGGATGTAAGTGAAACGGGTACGCCTAAATACGCCTATACATCACGCAAAGGAACGGTACACCTATGGGGCGGCACAGTAGTCGAGAACGTTGTGCAGGCGTTGGCGAGGATCATCGTCGGGCAGCAGATGTTGGAGATTCAAAAAAAGTACAAGGTAGTCCTCACGGTACACGATGCGGCTGTATGTGTTGTGCCAGTGGGGGAACTCCAAGAAGCGATTGGGTTTATTACCAAAATTATGTCTACCGCGCCCGAGTGGGCTGAGGGTTTACCCGTAGCTTGTGAAGCCAAGTATGGAGATTCATACGGCGAGTGTTAAATATAGTTGCAGAATGTATTGCCGAGCGCACAATTTCTGTGTAATATGTACAGATAAACTTTTCAAAGGGCAGATATGGAATTCACATGGTCGTTTTCATCGTTAAAGGAATACGTTAACTGCCCCAAGCAATATCAGGAAATTAAAGTACTAAAACGCTTCTTTAAACGTATGACGCCTGAGATGACTTACGGCAATGAAGTCCATAAAGCCCTTGAGCATTATGTAAAAGACGGTACGCCACTTGCTGAAAACTACAAGCGGTTTGCGGGGATGCTAGACATTCTGTTAGCCATTGAAGGGGATCGTTACCCTGAACATAAGATGGCACTTAACAATGTTGGTGACGCCTGTGAGTACAACGGCAAAGATCGGTGGGTGCGGGGCATTGCAGACTTGCTAATTGTTTGTGATGATACCGCCTACATCGTTGACTACAAGACAGGCAGCAACAAGTACCCTGATGTAAAACAATTAAAGCTTATGGCGCTCATGGCGTTTGCTCATTTCCCTGATGTTAACTATATCAAAGCTGGGTTGTTATTCGTGGCTCATGATTCTTTTATAGATGAAGAATACAAGCGTAGCCAGATTAAAGAACTCTGGAATAGCTTTAATGGTGACCTTGCGCGGATGTCAATGTCGTACGAAAATGATGCGTGGATGCCTAACCCTACACCCTTGTGTGGATGGTGTCCGGTGCGAACCTGCGACTTCCATAAGGAAAGATAATGCCCTACGTTAATAAGCCCCGCCCATACGATAAAGAATATCAACAGCAGAAGGCTAGAGGTGAGAATGATCGTCGCATGGAGCGCCAACGTGGTCGGCGCAAGTTAGATAAAGATATGCCTGACGGTAATGGCAACGGTAAAGCCGATGCGCGTGAAGGTAAGGATGTTGCGCACGTTAAAGCACTCGACAAAGGTGGCTCTAACAAGAATGGATTACGGATCGAAAGTGTCGCAAAGAATCGTTCGTTTAAGCGCGACTCAAAAGGTAATTTGATTTCAGAAGTTAGTAAGAAAGAACGTAAAAAATAATACGCTGCGGTTAGGCATGAGTGTGCAGCGGGGGGTGGCTTTGGAAGTTTGCTTGACCCTTTAACCATGTCAGTTGGGCGGTGCTTAAAAAGTTTTCCGACTTCTCCGGCATGTTAGGCTCAACCGACTTACCCCCGTAAGGGGTAATTTACAACTAAGGATAATTGTGAAAATAGTCGATAACAGTGCGGTAAGATTAGTTTTAGATATAGAGTCAGCACACGCAGCAATGCGTAATATAGGTAAGAGCGAGATACTGTATTCCAATGATGATCATGCTGATTTGCTTGTACATTGGGGTCTTGAAGAGATGCAGACCCTCACAAAGATATATGACCATGACCAAATACCTTCTCCAATCACGCGAGACTATAAGTTTCCGGGCCTCTTCACTCCGTTCAAACATCAGATTACAACCGCAGCGTTTTTGACGCTGCGCGAACGTGCGTTCTGCTTTAACGAGGCAGGCACAGGCAAGACCTCCTCTGTGATTTGGGCTGCTGACTATCTAATGACACAGAAGTTAATCAAACGTGTGTTGGTGATCTGCCCTCTATCAATTATGTATTCAGCATGGCAAGCCGATATATTTAAGACCGCTATGCACAGGAGCGTTGCAGTTGCCTATGGCGATGCAAAGAAACGTAAGAAAATAATTAGCGGTGCGTACGAGTTTGTCATCATCAATTACGATGGTGTTGGCATTGTCCAAGACGAGATACTCAAGTTAGGGTTCGACCTAATTGTGGTTGATGAAGCTAACGCTTATAAAACAGCTACGACTCGACGTTGGAAAACTCTAGCAAAACTTTTAACTCCGAACACAAGACTATGGATGCTGACTGGCACTCCTGCTTCGCAGTCTCCGCTTGATGCGTTTGGTCTTGCACGACTTGTAGCACCTGCCAACGTACCGAAGTTCTTTACAGCTTGGCGCGATAAGGTGATGCACCCTGTGTCTAGGTTCAGTTGGGTTGCTAAACCAACCTCTAAGCAATCTGTATACGATGCGTTGCAACCTGCTATCCGGTTCACCAAAGCGGAGTGTTTGGACTTGCCTGAAGTTATGTATCAAACCCGCTTAGTTCCGCTTACCGCACAGGCGAACAAGTATTACAGAGTTCTAAAGAGTCAGTTGTTAGTTGAGGCAGCAGGCGAAGAGATCAGTGCAGTCAATGCTGCTGCGAAGTTAAGTAAGTTGTTACAAATATCAGGTGGTGCTGTATACACCGATAAGCACGATGTAATTGAGTTTGATGTAAGCCCACGCCTAAACACATTGTCGGAGGTACTTGATGAGACTGAACACAAGGTCATCGTTTTTGTACCTTACCGACATACGATAGTGGTAGTGGC